CTGCCGAGAGCTGACCCCGCCGCCCGACTCGGTGGCCGTGCGGGTGAACGTCCCGCCACCGCTGCCGAAGGTGTAGGACGCATCCGCGCCCGCGTTCACCACCGGCGCGGCCCGCGACGCCTGGAACTCCATCCACGACACCGCGTAGACCGCCAGCGATCCACCGGGCGGATCGATCACGAGCGACTGATTCGTGTCCGGGGTGTGCCAGCTCGCGGCCGTCGAGAATCCGCTGATCCCCGGCTCGCCACCGCCCGAGGGTTGGGTGTAGCCGTTGCCCGGGTTGATCCCGTCGCCGGACACGTACGGGTCGCCCACGCTGAACCCGTCGGCCCCGCAGATGATCGCGATGGTGTCGCCCGCGGTGCCGGCCACCGAGTGCAGCGTCAGGCTCATCGGGTTGCCGAACGCATCCCGGTTGTCCGACCACGGGGCCGGGTTGCTCGCGTCCGTGCCGGTGATCGTCCAGATCTCGAAACTCGGCCGCCGGTGCCCCTGCGCCGAGCCCGAGGTGACCACGTGAATCCCCGGGCTGCCCGCGGTCGGACAGCGATACGCGGCTATCTGCGTATAGCAGCCATCGTAGGAATTGCCCCAGAATGCGTGTTCGGTCCAGTAGGTGAATCCACGGGAGTCCGGCCAGGTCATCGTGACGCTGGCGTGCGTGAGATCTTGGTAGGAGTCCGCGATCACCGCGACGACCAGCATGTCCCCCGCGTTGACCGAAATCGGGCCCGAGTCCGCGTTACCGGTCCCCGAGATCGTGGTGACTCGTCCGCGGTAGCTGGCGCTCAGTGCCACGGCTCACCGGCCCGCAGTGTCCAGGCGATCACGCCGATCAGCACCGAGACGTCGAACGCGGCCAGCCCGACCAGGAGCACGCCCACCAGCACCGGGGCCGCGACCCCCATCAGGGTCGGCACGCTCGGCACGGTCGCGACCATTGACACGCCCACGTCAAGCCCTCGCTAGCTGCAATTGCCCGGTGCGCACCAGGTTCATCAGCAGGGACGCCAGCGCCGAGTCCGCGCCCGGGGCGACTTTCAGCTCTAGGTTGCCCACCCCGGGGACGTCCGCCCGCGCGGTGCCGCCCTGGCCGGTGAACCCCTGGATCGCCACCGAGGCACCCTGCAGGGCTTGGCGCGCCAGGTCCGCCAGCCGGGGGCCGGCATCGGTGATGCCCTTGCCGAAGTCGTCGATCAACTTCTGGCCGCGATCGTAGGTGTAGCCCGAGCCGGAGAACGGGCCGATCTTGGCCGGGGACTGCGGGAACAGCGCCGCGGTGCCGCCTACCACATTGCCCGCGGCATCCTGCGACGCCTGCGCCTTCGAGTTGATCCCGTCCGCGAAGCGCTGCATGAGGCCGGCCCCGGCCTGATACATCCGCTCGAAATAGCCCATGATCCCATCGATGATCCGCTGCGGGAACGCGACCGCCCACGCGACGATCTCCTCGATCTTGGCCTTGATCGCCTGATACATCGCGTCCCAGTGCTTGCGCGCGGTCTCCCCCAGCGAGACGAACCCGTCGATGCCCGCGCGGATGCGCCGGTCCGCGTCCGCGAACGCCGCTTTGATCTCGTCCCAGTAGGTGCGCCAGCGCACCGACAGCTCGGCGAATTTGTCCGCGATCTTGACCCCGTATTCGATGAGGCCCTTGAATTCCTCGACCAGCCACTTAATCACCGGGATCAACACGTCCTGAATTACGCCCTTGACCAGCGGCATGGCATTGTTGGCCATATCCAGCAGGGGCGGGATCACCGGCAGTAAAGCCTTGGTCAAGTCTAGTGCCGCCTGCACGAGGGTCACGAACAGCGGGGACAGCGCCTCGATGATCTTGACCAGCAGCGGGCCGGCCTTCTCCGCAATTTCCTTGATCGTCGGGGCCATGTCGCGGAACGCCTGGGCCACGATCGGGATTACCGGCTTGAGCCCCTCGGCGAGCGCCTTGACGACGTCGACCAGGATGGGACCAAGATCACGCAGGATCGGTGTCAGGCTCTCCATCATGACCTTGGCCATGTCCGCGAGCAGCGGCACGATCGCCTCGACGATCGGGACCAGGATATCGAGGGCCGCGGTGAGGAAGTCCGCGATCGCCTTGCCCAGATCACCGACGTGCGGCGCGAGAGCCTGCACGATCCGCAACAGGCCATCACCCAGGGCGGTGACGATCCGCATAAGTGGATCATGCAGGGCCGCGAACGCCGGCCCGAGCGCGTTCGCCAATTGGCCGACCAATTGACCGAGGTAGGTCAACAGGTCGCGGGTGAGCCGGAACAGGGCATCGAGCCCGATCACCGCACCCGGGGTGCCCTCGGACAGCTTGGCAAAGAAATTGCCCAGCCCCTCGCCGAGCATGCCGAGCCCGCGAGCGAACACCTCCATAATCGGTTTCGCGTTCTGTAGGGCCGTCTGTAGGCCCGGCAATGACTTTTCGACCAGGCCGAGAATAGCGTCGACCATTTGCGTGACATAGGGCGCCGAGAGCTTAAAGAGATTCTCGAACGTCGGACGGAGCCGATCGAACCACGCTTGCATATGGTCCGCGGAAATGAGCAGCTCGCCCTGAATGGACGCGGTCATGGACGCCATCTCGGCCATGACGTGATTCTTTAGTGCGGTGAACCGATCTTTGACGATCTGTTGCTGCGCCGCCGCCGCGATGCCGATGCCCGCGAACGCCAGCGGCACCGCGGCCACCGCGAGCACTACGGCGCTGGCCGCCGCTCCGATCCCGCCGAGGATCCCCACGGTCGCGCCGAGCCCGGTGATCATCGTGCCGACGCTGGCGATCGCCCGCTTGAGATCGTCAACATCGCCCTTGAATGTCAGCGTGACCGTGGGGCCACCGGCGAGGGCCACGGCTCAGCCCCGGGGATTCCAGCCCGAGCGCCGCGCGGCCTCGCGCAGTCCCTCGTGCATAAGTGGTTCCAGCCCCGGGCGGACCGTGCGCAGCACCGGGAACAGGTAGCGCCCGCTCTTGATCCAGGCCCGGTGGTTGGCGTGGTGCCGGCCGACGTTCCCGCCGAAGTCCAGCCACCCCACGTAGGGGAACCGTGGGCCGCCCTCGCGCACCGTGGCGCGCAGCCCGGGCGGGTGGTCCACCTCGACGCTCGATCGCGCGTGTCCGCCCGCCTGGGGGCCCATCGGCATGAGCAGCCGCACCCGGGAGGCCACCGACTCGGCGGCATCGCTGCCGATGTCGTCGAGCTGGCGCGTGGCCTCGAATTCGAGCAGGGCCAGCGCCGCGCGGGTCAACTCGACCCCTGACACCTCGACGTCAATGTCACGCGCCATGGGTGATCACCGCGTCCGCGCGTCGAGCGCGGCCAGCTCGGCCTCTTGACGCCGCCGGCCGTAGTAGATCATCCATTCCACAAACTCCGCGTTGCTCATCCGCCCGGTCAGCTCGTCGACGGTCATCCCTAATTCTTTGGCCAGGAAATAGCCGAACTCGATATCAGGCCGAGCCTCGAAATCGCTTGTACGCCGCCTTTCCGGCGCCCAGGTCCATGCCCGACTTTTCGAGAATGGCATCGATCAGGATCAGCATCTCGCCGGCCGCCGAGCTGGCCTGCCACTGGGCCACCTCGCCCTTGGTGAACGTCGGCTCGACGCACGCCAGGCTGATCACGATCTGTTCCATCTCGGCCGCGTCCATCTCGCGGTTGTAGATCTTGAGCGCCTCGGCCCGGGACAGCGGCCGAATCTTGATCACGCCCAGTCCGGGGATGGGGACCGAGGTCACCCCGAACGCGCGCCCGCTCAGCAGGGCCGCCTTATCGACGACCGGCCCCGCCTCCTCGGCCACCTCGCCGAGGATCACCCGGTCGTGGTCGGTGCTGCCGTTCTCGGTCATGTCCGTGCGCCTTTCCGTCCGATGAAAGGGGAGGGGATTACGCAGTGGTCGTGACGACGTCGCCCGACCCCTGGAATTGGGCCGTGAACTTGATCATGTCCGCGACCGGGGACACCTCGTTATAGCTGGTCAACAGGCCCTGAAAGGTGCGCGTTGGCTTGCCCGTGCCGGCCCCCTCGACCGAGTAGATGATCTCGATGACGTTTCCCACGGTGTCTTCCAAGCTGGCCCGCGGACCG